TTCGTCATATAGATGACATAACCCCTTTAAATTAAAAAATTATGGCAATAACAAAAGAACAAATTGTAGGAACAAAAATTTTAAATGAAATTGAGTCATCTAATATCGTAAGAACAGAGTATGATACCTTAACTAAAAAAATGATTGCCGAGTTTAAAAACGGAGTTAAATATGAATATGAAGATGTTCCACACCAAAAATATACTGAGTTTAGATCTTCACAATCACAAGGTAATTTCTTCAATAAGAATATTTCAAAAACTTACAAATACACAAAACTATAATTTGTAGGTATTTATTAATATGGATACTAAAAAACTAATAAAAAGTTTTGATACTCAAGATGAATTAAATCCTAAGATTTGGCAATTACCAAATGGTCAGGATTATAAAATGAAGAATGAGATTAGGGAGAGGTTATTAGAAATTGCTTACCAATTTATAGATTATTTGGGTGTTGATATTGTTGTAACCGATATTGTTCTTACGGGATCGTTAGCAAATTATAATTGGTCAAAGTATTCCGATTTTGATGTTCATATAATTACCAATTTCCAACAATACCCACCAGAACAATTAGAGCTCTATAAGGAATTATTTATGTTAAAGAAAGCGCTATTCAATAAAAACTACGACATTAAACTTTTTGGTTATGAGGTTGAGTTATATGTTGAGAATGAATCTGAAGCTCATTTCTCAAGTGGTGTTTATTCCTTATTATTTAATGAGTGGGCGATGAAACCAAAAAAAGAAAAAATATCAATTGATAAACCTACCATTGAAAGGAAGGCTAAACAATGGATGGGGATTATTGATGGTGTATTAGAGAACATTGAAGATGAAGATATTGAGGACGCTAAGGACCTTATTGAGAAATATAAAGAAAAACTTAGGAAGTTTAGAACTTGTGGTTTAGAAAAAAATGGTGAGTATTCTTCAGAAAATCTAGTATTTAAAATCTTAAGAAGAAATGGATATCTTGAAAAACTAAGAGGTGCGACACATAAAATATTGGAAAAAGGTTTATCAATGAACCAATAATAATTGTAAAAACAAAATATTACCAAATATCAATATATTTATTAAGAAAAAATAATTTATTAAAAATAAAGAAACTATGTCAGGATTAAGACCAATAGGTAGTGAAAAATTAGAAGGTATGGATAAAATTAGACGAATAATGGAAATTGCTCGTTATAATGAAAACACACCTGAATCAGTTAATGAAGGATCCTTAACAACATACAGTTTATCTTTGGCTGACGGTAACACATATGAAATCGTAAAAGAAAGATTAGGGTATATTGTTAAGTTATCGATAAACGAATCTGATGCGGATTATATTGAACCGATTCAGAATAGGAAGTATTACCCATCTTATTCGAGAGCATTAAAGAAATTAAATTTAATGGCTAAAGAGTTTAATACGATATATGAAAATGTAGAAGGGACCTCGTTATTTAACGAGCAAAAAAAAAAGTATATACTAAAGGTTCCTAAACCAAAAACAACGGACAATGCAACGCCCGCACCCGCGGATGTCCCCCCTCCAGCACCAGCACCAATGGACGCACCGGTACCCGGGCCACCAATGGGTGACGCAGGAATGCCACCAATGGGTGATGCAGGAATGCCACCAATGGACGATGCAGGAATACCACCAATGGATGACGCAGGAATGCCACCAATGGACGATGCAGGAATGCCACCAATGGACGATGCAGGAATGCCACCAATGGATGGTGAAGATGAATTACCTGGTTTAGGGTCAGGTGAAGGTATGGATGATGATGAACCGAAGGATAAAAAAGTATCCGATATTAAAAGAATCCAAATACTCGTTGGAAAATTAGCTCAAAAAATAAGATCTTATGAGGAAGGAAAAGAACTTTCATCTAAAGATGTAAAATATGTTATTAACTCCATTTTATCTGCTATAGATGTTGATGTTCTAAGTGAAAAAGATATAGAACAAATTATTTCAAAACTAGAAGGTCCTGACGATGAGGATGAAGATGGTGACGTTAATGTTGATATGGAAGATGAAGAAATGGCACCTGAAGAACCTGAAGGTGAGATGGGTGAGGGTTATAATAATTTAGAGTCAGCATTTAATGATTATATGGGAGCAGCATATGCTAATACCGCAATGAGAAAATCTCTTGGTCAAGAAATTGATGAAGAAGATGATGACGAATACCACAGAGAAAGAAGAAAAGGAAGAAAACATTTAGTAAATCCACCACAATTCTCTAACGGAACATATAATGAGTCTTCAGTGGATAAGGTCCTTTCAAAATATTTTATATTATCTGAAAACGAAGAAAAAGATAATCAAAAAAAACAACAAGAAAGAGCTCAAAAACAATATAAAGACACTAAATTCCAAATAATAAGATTATCGGAAAGTATTGACCAAATTGAAGCTGCAACTGAATACATTAAAGAATTCCCAAGATCTAAATTATTTGGAGTATCAAATAAAGGAAATCTTATTTTTAAACAAGGTATTAGTGAAGTTAAAATTACTAAATATGGTGATATCCTATGAATAGATTAATATATATAAATGGAATGGGTCCAAACTATAAGGGGGACAATATTTATGAGTTTATATTTTCTGACACATTGGAGGTTTGGGGTGAGAATTGGGATTCAAAACCATCAAATGGATACCCAAGACCTCCAGATATTGATCACATAAAAAAAGTGGGAACATTAGTAAATGAAAATATAGTGTTAGAATTGGTGCAAGATTCGGACGTTTTTTCAGTAATTGACTCAATGGATGGGGTTTTAGCTTTATCTTGGGAAAAAGAAAACGATAATGTTGATTTTTCTTTGGTTAAAAGATTAGTGTTCCAATTTGGGGATACTGAGGATATTGTTAAAGATAAACTATATGAAAGAGATATAGTATTACAATTTGAAAAACAAGTGATTTATGAAAAATAATAAAGACATCGTTTATTTAATTGAGAATGGTCTTCATGTAAAAACTCTTTCTAAAATGAGCGACCCTCAAATTAGAGTTTTGGTTGAGAAATTTAAAACAATGAGACAGGAAACAAAAGAAGTAGAGACTATAACATCGGCAATGACAAAAACAATTGCAACTCCCCAAGAAATATCAAAAGGAATTCCAATTCCTCCAGGAACTAAAACTGTAAAAACTAATCCCGATGGTACTACCGAATTTACGGAATCAGTTGAGGTGGATAGTGATCCAAATAAAGAAACTGAAACACAAGACCCTATTCAAGTAGGTCCTGGAACTGATGATGGGGATAATGATAATAATGATGGAATGCCAACCAATGAAGGTGAACTTAGAGAGAAATTTGAATCAAAAGCTCAACAAAACTTCTTTTGGGGTAAATGTAACACAACAAAGGGTGTTCAAAAACAAAAGTGGTGTCAATTAGCAAGAGAATTCTCAAACGACACAACTAAAAAAGATTACAAAAAAATGCCGGAAAAATTACATCCAGAAAAAACCGTAAAAGTTAAAAAATCAGAAAAAACAGAAACCATTGAAAAATTTCTGGAGAAAAAAATCTCGGAAATGGTGGAAAGTAAGATACAAGCAAAAATGTCTAAAAAAGATTTAATTGATGCGGTTAAGAAAAAAAAAGAACCTAAGACAGAAGAACCTATGATTATTCGTAAACCAAAAAAAATGAATATGTTTTCTGATGAAGCTCCTATGGAACTACCAATAGGTAGAATGTTCTCAATCGGAAAAACAAAGTAATTTTTTGGGTAAAGTCATTATTTCGTAAAAACCCCTACCAAGTATTTATATTATATGGGACTATCTAAAGAACAGGTAATGATTGAATATGTTAAGTGTATGCAGGACACTCCATACGCTCTTCGCACATATTTACAAACTTACGACAATACGGTATCACAATACGTCCCATTAGAATTATTTCCGGATCAGGTTTCTTTATTACAAGATTATGAGGATTATGAGGAAAACATCGCATTAAAATATAGACAAGCTGGTGTATCAACGGTAACGGCAGCTTGGGTGTCAAAACGATTAGTTTTTGCTAAGAAAACTAAACCAGAAAAAATCTTAATTATTGCTAACAAACTTGATACATCCCAAGAGATGGCAAATAAGATTAGATCGTTTGTGGGTCAATGGCCTTCTTGGGTTGGTACTGGATTTGCGTCAGAAAAAAATGCACAAAAACACTACAAACTTGTAAATGGGTCTGAGGTTAAAGCGGTGGCAACATCAAAAGATGCCTTGAGAGGATTTACACCAACAATACTCATATTTGATGAGGCAGCATTTATTGAGGCGGATAACGATTTTTGGGCGGCTTGTATGGCGTCACTATCCACTGGAGGTAAGGTAATCGTGGTTTCTACCCCTAACGGGTATGACCCAATTTACTATGAAATATATGACCAAGCATTAAAAGGGATGAATCAATTTAAGATTACTGAAATGTTTTGGTATAGGGATCCACGATACACAAAAGATCTTTATTTAGTTAAGACTGACGATATAGTTCATTATTTGCTCAATAGAGAAGAATATGACGAATCAAAAAATATTTCATTATCACATGTTGACCCATATGAAAGAGATTACGATGAAATGTCTTACTTTTTTAAACAAGGGTATAAGCCATGTTCAAGTTGGTATGAAAAAATGGTTAAAAAACTTAAATATGATAAAAGAAAAATTAACCAAGAATTAAATTGTGCGTTTTTAGGGTCTGGTGACAACGTATTTGATAATAAACAACTTGAAGATATTAAAAATCTCTCATTGCAAGAACCAATAACAAAGTTAATGGGTAATTCTATTTGGATATGGAAAGAACCTGTTGAGGGACATAAATATATTATGGGTATGGATGTTTCTCGTGGTGATAGCGAGGATTTTTCATCAATACAGATTATTGATTTTGATACAAGAGAACAAGTTTTTGAGTATGTTGGGAAAATTCCTCCAGATAATTTAGCCGAAGTCGCCTATAAATGGGCTATTATGTATAAAGCATTTATTGTTGTGGATATTACTGGTGGTATGGGAATTACAACGGTAAGAAAACTACAAGAATTAGGATATAGGAATTTATATGTTGAGGGTGTTGATTCTATGAATATTTGGGCGGTTAATAAAACTGCCATTGATAAAATACCCGGTATAAACTTTAACAACAAAAGAGTTCAGATCATTGCCGCCTTTGAGGAGGGAATAAGACACAAATTCCAAATTAGAAGTGTTCGTTTATATAATGAGATGAATACGTTTATGTATATGAATGGTAGACCAGACCACCAAAAAGGACAACATGATGACCTTATTATGGGAATATCTATGGCACTATATGTTGGTGAATCATCATTCTCTAAATTAGAAAAAGTAACCGAACAAACAAAATCTATGATTAATTCATGGGCGGTTGTTAATAACGATACGGTGGCTAAGGAAGCTCACTTTAACCCAGTAATCCCAAATCAGAATATGTTGAATGAGAGGGCGGGTTTAAACACAGGGGCATCACGTAAGGACTATGAACAATATGGTTGGTTATTTGGTGGTATGAGAAGATAATAATTATGGGACTAAGTTTTAGAAAAAGATCGGGTAAAATAGCAAATGGGTCAAGATTGGTTGTTCCTGGACAAATAACAACAGGTCAAAAAGTTTTTGAGGTTACATTCACTAAAAAACAAAATCCATATGATGGATTGCCACTTCCACCATTTTCGGGAACTACACCATAAAATCAAGGTATTAAACAAACTATTTAGATATTTATTAGTATAGTTAAATTATTTACATGGAAAATAACAATCAAAATTTTACAGTTTGGCAAAGGTTATCCAAAACTTTTGGACCTGATTCAACATTGGGGATGAGTCAACCTGACTATAAGTTAGATAAGAAAGAAATACTAAAAACAACAGATAAGGCCGAATACGAAAGGGCTAAATTACAGAATCAACAATCACTATACCTAAGTACAAATTGGGCTAAGGTCGAGAACAATCTTTATACTCAGGCGGTTTATTACGAACCAACAAGATTAGCAGCATTTTATGATTTTGAAAGTATGGAATACACTCCAGAAATCTCCGCAGCATTAGATATATATGCCGAAGAATCGACAACACCAAATCAAGATGGGTATGTTCTTCAGGTATATTCAGAATCAAAAAGAATTAAAAGTATTTTAGTTGATTTATTCGTAAATAATTTAGACGTAAACACCAACTTACCAATGTGGATTAGGAATATGTGTAAGTATGGTGATAATTTCGTTTATTTAAAATTAGATCATGAAAAGGGTGTCACTGGTTGTCTGCAACTACCTAACATTGAAATTGAAAGATTAGAGAAGGGTATGGAATCTAGATCATTTAATATAACACCAGATGAAAATCAAAAAGCGTTAAGATTTACATGGAAAGTTAAAAATGTTGATTTTAACACTTGGGAGGTCGCTCACTTCAGATTATTGGGTGATGATAGAAAACTTCCTTATGGGACATCTATGTTGGAGAAAGCAAGACGTATTTGGAAACAATTGGTTTTGGCCGAAGATGCGATGTTAATTTATAGAACATCAAGAGCTCCTGAAAGACGAGTATTCAAAGTTTTTGTTGGTAATATGGATGATAAAGATGTTGAGGCCTACGTTCAAAGGGTTGCAAACAAATTTAAAAGGGATCAAGTGGTTGATAATAAAACGGGTAATGTAGATCTAAGATTCAACCAAATGGCGGTTGATCAAGATTATTTTATACCTGTACGTGACACCGCACAAGCAAGTCCTATCGACACCTTACCTGGAGCAACAAATTTATCTGAAATCGCCGATATTGAATATATTCAAAAGAAATTGGTAACGGCATTAAGAATACCTAAAGCGTATTTAGGTTTTGAGGAGGCTCTTGGAGATGGTAAAAACTTATCATTGTTGGATATTCGTTTCGCAAGAACAATTAACAGGATTCAAAAATCAGTAATTGCTGAATTAAATAAAATCGCAATTATTCACCTATTCTTAATGGGTTTTGAGGATGAATTACAAAACTTTACCTTAGGACTTACTAATCCATCTAAACAAGCCGATTTGTTAATGATTGATGTTTGGAAAGAAAAAGTGACATTATATAAGGATATGGTTGCGGAAATTCCAAAATCAATTCAAGCTACTTCGGCAACATGGGCTAAGAAACATATATTCGGATTCTCTGATGAGGAAATTAAGTTGGAGTTACAACAAGTTAGAATGGAAAGAGCGGTTGCTGCCGAACTTGATAATACGGCAACAATTATTACTAAAACTGGATTATTTGATACTGTGGATAGGTTATATAAACCACCAGCATCCGGATCAACAGAATCTCCAGCACCTGAAGCTGGAGGGGCACCACCACCTGATGCGGGAGGTCCTCCACCTCCACCAGACGCAGGTCCACCAATTCCGGAATCAACTCTTAATAGTAAATTAAATATTCTTACCGAAAATTCTGAGGACGAATTTTTGGATTTCTATAAAATGAATAACTCTTTAGGTTCAATTGAAAAAGAATTATCTAAATTATTACGAGATTAATAATATTTATATTAAAAACTAATTATGAATTTCGGAGAATTAAAATCAAAAATAGAGGTCTGTTTGTCAGAATCTTATAAGAAGAATAACTTAAAGAAAGATCTTTTCGTATTTAACGAACTGGTCTTGAAGAATAAAAATATTTCAAAAATATTCTTTCTTTATGATGAATTGTCTAAAAACAAGGGATTGTCTGAGTCAATTGCAAATGAATACATTAATGGGTCTATAACGGCTTACGAAAATACTGTTAACAAAATATCGTTAAAAGAGATTAAAGAATTAAAGTATTGGATTGGTCACATTATTTGTGAAAATGAATATAAAAATATTGATAATTTATTTTCAACAAACTTTTTAGTTTTAGAAAATAAAATTAAAAGTAAAAAACTTATTTCTGAAAACTTAAGACAAACAGAAAAAGAAATAAAAGATGTGATCAATGTTCCTTTAAAGTCGATGATTAATGTGGCAAATAAAACGGTAAAAAATTTTATTTCTAGCCTGAACGAGTCTGAACAAAAAGAATTAAATAAAATATTATCTACACCAAAAAATATTTTGGTTAAAAAATACGACAAAATTAAAGATGATGTTAAGGAAAAATTGGAAGATAGAAGACTAACAGAATCTGACGACGAAACTGTAAACACTATTGATAAAGTTTTAGGTAGATTACAAACAGAATCTTTTAATGAACTTAATCTTTATAAGTTGATTAAGTTATCAGACTCTCTTTAATTTTTGGGTATAAATTGCTTTTTGGATCTCCGATCTTCTTTTAATAGATTTTTTGGTAAATTCTTTTCCATTAAATAATTTAGCATTTTGTTTTGTTCTTATCACTTTTCCTTTAAGTTCTTTTAGGGATTTATCAATATTTCCCTTTTTTACCACTACAATTAACATATTTTTTTCTTTTGTTGATATAAATATAATGATTACTTATCTTTATGTCAAAAATAAACCTAAGAGTATGAAAATTTTACATGAAAAAAGGGAAAACAACCAAATTAAATGGATATAGAACATTTAAATCGCATTATGGAACCATTGATGCACAAAACCTTAAATCAATTTACGTCAATCTACAGACGTGGGTAGAACCAAAAGAAGAAGTAGAGAATTGGAATAGAGTAGTCCTAAACATGTCAAGATCCGTTAAACATTCGGTTTTAGAAAACATAAACAAAGAAGTATTTGACGACAAATTTATTGTCGATTTAGATCTTAGAACAAGTGGATTACACCTAAAGAAAAAATCATTTATGAATTTAGAGGTTAATCTTTTCTTACACGAACCGATGGACTTCAAATCACCAAAATTAAAGAAACATGTGAAATCTTTAATTAAATCAATATATGGTAACGTATTCAGTAAAAACAAAAATTTTAAATTTTATTTAACCAAAACCGGAAATTTAAAACCTATTAAACAAGAAACAGAAACTATTTAGTATTTATATATAAAATAATAAATGGAAGAATTTAAAATATTAGGTCCGAGAGATTCAGGTAAGAAAGGAATTCTTATTGAATATGATGCTGGATACATCAACCCAAAAGAAAGAAGAAATTTAGATGCTATCAACGAAAATAGAGATATGTTGGATCATTCTAAACCATTTGAGTTTTATGCTGTTCTTCAAAAATACGACACCCCAAATAGAAATGGTCGTATATACCCTGAAAGAATATTAAAAAGAGAGTCGGAGAATTATAAAAAGATGATTGAAAAAGGAACGTCTCTTTCTGAGTTAAATCACCCTGAGTCATCTTTAATTGATTTAGACAGAGCATCACATCTTATTACAGAGATATGGTGGGAGGGTCCTGTTTTATTAGGTAAATTGAAATTACTTACAAGTCCAGGTTTCCATGAAAGAGGTATTGTATCAACAAAAGGGGATTTAGCCGCAAATTTCTTACGTCAGGGGGTTACATTAGGAATATCCTCTCGCGGAGTAGGTTCCCTTAAGAAGGTTGGAGAACAAAATGAAGTTCAGGATGACTTTGAATTAATTTGTTTTGACCTTGTATCTTCACCATCTACACCGGGAGCTTATTTGTTCTCAGATAAAAACGATAGAATGAAATATGAGGAGAACTTAGACGAGGAGAAAAAAATGTCAGTAGAAAGAAATGTTGGGGAATCAGGAAACAAATCACTTGACTTAATGAAAAGATTAACCCATTATTTGGATAAATAAAAAAATTATGGACGAAAAGTATTTTGTAACGAAGATCACCACAGATATGTTGGATGAGAACACAGGAAAGATTAAAAAAATGAGAGAGGAAAAATTGGTTAAAGGTTACTCACCTACCGATGTTGAGGCTAAAGTGACTAAAGTGTATGAAAATTACACAATGGCTTGGAGAATTACTTCTATTGGTGAAAGTAAAATTGATGAAGTAATCGAAGGGTAATTTTAAAATTTTAAGGTGTGAATGGGAAAGGACAATAGTCTTTTTCCATTTTTTTTTGCGTTATAATACCAAAAACCCAATTTTTTTTAAAAACATAGATATTTATTTGAAAACTATATAAAAAAAGCATGGAAAAAAAACAAAATGTAGTAGAAGACGCTCTATTCCAAATTCGTAATTTGGAAGAGACTCTACAAGAAAATGCAAAAGGAATACTTCAATCTACAATGAAAGAAGAAATCAGACAATTAGTAAAAGAATCTCTTAGGGAACAAGATGAAGAGGAGATTGAACCATTAACAGGCGGAGAAGCCGAACTTGATTCTGAGACAGAATTTGAAGATGACGACATGGATGACATGGAAGATGATGACATGGATGACATGGAAGATGACGAAATGGGTGACGTGGAAGATGACGAAATGGAATTTGATGTTGACGATGAAGAAACTATTGATTTGACAAGTGCGTCAGATGAAGAAGTATTAAAGGTTTTCAAAGCTATGGGAGATGAAGATGGAATCATCGTGAAAAAAGAAGGTGGTAATATTCACCTTAAAGATGGTGATAATGATTATATGATCCAATTAGGAGAATCTTACATGGACGATGGTCAAGAAGAAGATGAATTTGAACCAACTGACCTTGAAGAAACAATCTATGAAATTCAAATGGATGAAGAAGATGATTTAAATCCTGAAGGAGAAACAATCTACGAAATTCAAATGGATGAAGAATACGACGAAATGGATTTTGAAACTCCTGTGAGAGATAGATTAAGATCTCGTATGGAAGATAACGTGGAAGATGACATGTCAGATAGATTCAGATCTCGTAGATATAGAGATATGGAAGATGACATGGCAGAAGGTGTTGATCCTGAAATGATGGAATACAATATGTCTAACCTTGATCTTGGTGAAGAAGATGATATGTATTCTAGTCCAGAAATGGGTGAAGGAAATCATATGTATGGTAATTCAGAAATGGAAGAAGAAGAAGAAGTGAGTATGAGTGATTTAAACTCAGTTATGGAAGCCGTTAAAAAAGCTATGAAACCGAAAGGAATTGGAATGGGAAATGCTTCTAAATTCAAATATGGTAAAAAACCTAACATGAGTGGAGGGTTTAACGAAAAAAGAAAAGAAGGACCTAAATCTGTTGGTACAGGTAAAGCTAGATTTGAATACAAAGAAGAACATGAATATGGTGGTAACTCACACGATTACAAACGTAAGGATGTTAAGGGTGTTGAGAAAAAAACCGGAGTCGTGAAAGGTCATTTTAAAGATTATGAAGGTAAGAAATCTGAAACTAAAGAATCCGCGAGAACTTTAGGTAATGGTAGTAGAAATTATCCGGAAAGAAAATCTATACCTAAAATGAGAGTAAGACCAACTAATGAAAGTGTTTCAAATGAAGTGAATTTGTTAAAAGAAAAAAATAATGAATACAGACAAGCTCTTGATATTTTTAGAACAAAACTTAATGAAGTTGCAACATTTAATTCAAACTTGGCTTATGCGACAAGACTATTTACTGAACACTCAACAACTAAACAAGAAAAAATAAATATTCTTAGAAGATTTGACAATGTCGATACTTTGAAGGAATCAAAAAGTCTGTATAGGTCAATAAAGGATGAGTTATCATCTGGATCTAAATCAGAAGAAAGATTAACCGAATCAATTGAAAGAACTGTTAACAGAACCGCATCTACGGGATCGTCAACTAATCTAATTGAATCAAAAACGTATGAAAATCCACAATTCTTAAGAATGAAGGATTTGATGACAAAAATAAAATAAACAATAAACAAAAATAATAAAAACCAAAAAAAAATGGGAGCATTATTAGAATCAGGTCTTGTTGGTAACATAGGGTTAAAACACCTTAAAGTTATCAAAGAAGACACTATTAACAAATGGAACAAATTAGGGTTCCTTGATGGACTTAAAGGTCATCTAAAAGAAAATATGGCTCAATTATATGAGAATCAAGCGTCACATTTGATTAACGAAGCAACTGGAGAAGGTTCTAACGGAGCATTTGAAACTGTTGTTTTCCCAATCGTAAGACGTGTATTCTCTAAATTGTTAGCTAACGACATCGTATCAGTACAAGCAATGAACTTACCTATCGGTAAATTGTTCTACTTCGTACCTAAAATCCAAGGATATCAAAATGAATATCAAGGACCAGATGCGACAGGTGGTATTCATTATCCTCCAGTTGGAGCACCAAATGGACCTGCTAATGGAGCTGGATATGAGCCAACAGGACCATACGCTTACAAGAAAAACCTTTATGATTTATTCTACGAAGGAAATGAGGCAGGAATGGATCCACAAGGATTATTTGACTACTCTAAAGGTAAGTGGACCGCAGTTACTGCAACTACAACAATCCAAGCATGGGCTGGTTCAGCACTTGTTAACGCAACTATCAACGGAGGTACTCCTGCAGGTGGAACACAAATTCCAGCAGGTAACATAAGAAAAGTTCTTATGAAAATGTGTGGTTTCGCAAATTCAGGAGCTGGTAAATTAATCGGACCTGATGGTAACGAAATGGATAGTGAGGCATTTTTGTCTGACTTGAGAATATTCGCATCAACAGGATTATCCGCATCTACTACACCTTGTGACGTTCTTAAAAACAGTGCAGGACAATACATTCCTTTATTATTTAGATGTGTTACTCAAATATACGGTAAAGGTCTTGTTAAATATGGTGGTCAACAATCAACAACATTTGCAAACACTAGTACTCAACCTAACGACGCAGGTAATGGTGGTTCTTACTACGATATCTGTGACTCAGATGGTTGTATCTATTTAGAAGTAGATTTATCTTGTCCAGTATGTGCTGATTGTGACTCAACATCTTTAGATGGTTACACAGGTACTACAATATACTCAGGTGGATCTGGAACTTCATTTACTGCATTCTTTAGACGATATGCTAACTTAGAATTTGAAGACGAAATTGGTGAGGTTTCTTTTGATTTAGAATCAGTAACTGTTTCTGTAACTGAAAGAAAACTAAGAGCACAATGGTCTCCTGAATTAGCTCAAGACGTTGCGGCATTCCACAACATCGACGCTGAAGCTGAATTAACAGCATTGTTATCTGAACAAGTAGCAGCTGAAATCGACCGTGAGATCCTTCGTGACTTACGTAAAGGTGCGGCATGGAACTTACGTTGGGATTACAACGGATGGAGAAGAATTTCTCAAACAACATCTTACACTCAGAAAGACTGGAACCAAACATTAATTACAGCAATCAATCAGTTGTCTGCACAAATTCACAAATCAACTTTGAGAGGTGGTGCTAACTGGATCGTTGTTTCTTCTGAGGTTTCTGC